CTGGCTTACGCCGCCGACCGCCTGACCCAGGTGCTCTGGTGGCTGCACAACGACACGTCCAAGCCGCCCTCCGTGCTGGCCGACCTGCGCGGCGAGGCGGACACCAGCAACGTGCAGTGCTACGCCAGCGCAGAAGAATTTGACGCCGCCCTTGCGGCGCTGAAAGGAGGTTGACGCCATGGCGGACGGAATCGAACTGGGCAAGGCATATGTCCAGATTGTTCCCTCGGCGCAGGGCATCACCGGCAGCATTTCCAGCGTCCTGAACGGCGAGGCCGCCAGCGCAGGCGACAGCGCGGGTCAGACGGTCGGCGAGAACCTCGCCGGATCCATGAAGAAAGCCCTTGCCGCCTCCGGGGTGGACAAGACCGTTTCCGGCGCGCTGGATGCGTCCGGCGTCCTGAAGAAAAACGCCAGTGGGGTCCAGCAGGTACAGGAATCCCTGTCCGGCGCGATCGCAAAGGCCGTCATGCTGACCTCTGCCATCCAGACCGCCGCCGCAAAGGTCAAGGACCTTGCCAGCAGCTTCATCCGGTCCGGCGTGCAGTACAACGCCCAGATTGAGACCTACCGCACCGCCCTGACCAACATGCTGGGCGATGCGGAAAAGGCCAGCGCCATGCTGGACAGCATCAAGCAGGACGCCGCCCGCACCCCGTTCAGCACGGACGCGCTGGTGGAAGCCAACCAGTACCTGCTGAGTGCCGGTGAGAATGCCGAGTACAGTCAGAAAACCATCCTCGCCCTGGGCGATGCCATCAAGGCCACCGGCGGCGGCGACGCCGAACTGAGCCGCATGGCGCAGAACCTGCAGCAGGTGGCCAATGTCGGCAAGGCCAGCGCGGTGGACATCAAGCAGTTTGCGTTTGCGGGCATCAACATCTATCAGGTGCTGGCCGACTACACCGGCAAGTCGGTGCAGGAAGTCCAGAACATGACCGTCACCTATGACGTGCTGACGCAGGCGCTGCAGGCTGCAGCCGAAGAGGGCGGGCGCTACTACGGCAGCATGGAGACCCAGAGCGAGACCCTCTCCGGCCGCATCACCACCCTGCAGGACAACGCCCAGCAGCTGGCCGGTGAGCTTTCCACCGGGCTTTCCAGCGCTTACGGCGCCGTGGTGGAAAAGGCCAACGAGTGGGTCACCTCCATCCTGAGCGATGATGAAAAGCTGCAGCAGCTCAACACTACCGTGACCGTTGTCACGGCGGCCATCGCTGCAGGCACCAGCGGATTTATCGCCTACCGCACGGCCATGGCCATCTCCGGCGTCATCAGCGCAGTGCGCAATGCCACCGAGGGCATGACTATTGCGCAGGCGGCCCTGAACGCGGTCATGGCAGCCAATCCCGTCGCCATCGTGGTGACGGCTCTGGCTGCCCTTGCGGGCGGTCTGGCAACGGCCTATGCCGCAAACGAGGACTTCCGGGAGGGCTGGAACAGCGCGTGGAGTTCCATCAAGGACTGGTTTTCCTCGGTGGCAGACTATATCCTCGACAAGCTGAATGTGATCATGGCCGTAGCCAACGGCGTCGGAAATGCGATCGCCGCACTTGGCCGCCTGGAAAGCCCTGTGGACGCCTACAACGCTGCCTATCATCAGACCCGGCAGAACTACGCGGACAACAAGACCCAGCAGCGGCAGAAGGACGGCGGCCATGCACGGCGCACCTCCAACGGCGGTATGTGGTCGGATAAGCTCCCGAACACGGCCAGCAACGCGGTCATCAGCAGCATTGCGCCTTCTACCGGCGGCACCACGAGCAAGAAGAAAGCCACCTCCACAAAGTCCGCCACCGAGACCCTGCTGTGGTCCCTGCAAGACGTCGGCACCAGCGTTTCTCAGAATGCTCTGGGCAAGGTCACGACCCAAACAGTGGAGCTGACCGAGCACCTGAAAAAAGGCTCTGAAGAGTACAACCGCCTGACCAAGACCGTGACCGAATCCGGTAAGGAAATGGTCAACGGTGTGGCCAAGAACTACAAGACCGTCACCAAGTATGTGACCGAAAACGGCAAGACCACCGCCCAGACCCAGAAGGTCTACGAGGAAATTGCCGCCACTGTAGCCAAGACCGTTACGTCTACAACGGATTCCGTGGTCAACGGCATTGCCACCAGCACCAAGACCATTACCGAGACCCTGACCGACAAAACCACGACCCAGAAACAGGTCATCACCGAGACCTACAACGACATCGTGGACGGGGCGCTGGTCACGGTGGAGCGGGTCAAGACCATTGCCGCCGATGGTGTCCCGCAGATCACCGAGGAGATCAAGAAAGCCTCTGCCAACAGCTTTGACGGCCTCGTCAAGGGCTGGCAGGACGAGGCCGACAAGGGCGTGGTGGGCACCTTCAGCACGCTGGTGAACGCGGTGAAGAAGCAAGACTGGCAGTCTGTCGGCGAATGGGTGCTGTCCACCCTGTACAACGGCCTTGCCCCGCAGGCAAAGCAGCTCATTGACGACTTCGGCAAGAACCTGATCCAGCAGGTCAACAACGCGCTGGGCAAGGGGGTCAGTGCCGTCTCCAACGGCCTGTGGGATATGGGCGGCGACCTCGCCAAGGGCCTGACCAGCGGTTTTGCAGACGTGCTCACGCAGGCGCAGGGCCTTGGTTCCACCCTCACCGGCATCTTTCAGGGACTCAAAGGTCCGCTCACTGCGGCTGCCGCTGCCATCAGCACCGGCCTGAAGGGCGGACTGATCTCCAGCTTCCCGGAGATTCTGGCCTCCATGGGCACCCTGATTGGCTCCATCGGCAGCGCCTTTGTGGGCATGCTGGAAGCCGTCGCGGCGGCACTGTTCCCCACCGGATTCGGTGCCCCGCAGGCCCTGCTCATGATCGCGGCAGGCGTGGCCCTGACCGCCGCCATTGCGGCCATCGTGGCCGGCGTCGGCGGCGCGTTCAAGCGCAAGACCACGCCCGGCATCTCCGGCGGCACTTCCGGCAGCAGCACGACCTCCACGGCATCCGGCTCCCTGTGGGATTACGAGAAGCGCGCCCCGCTGCCGCAGCGCACCCAGCGGCCCAACATCGAGGTCAACCAGTACATTTACAGCAAAGCGCAGACGGCCGCCGACCTGATGCGTGAAGCGCAGTATGAGCAGAGAAGGGCGGTGCTGCAGGGTGTTTGATGCTGTTTTTACCACTGGCGCCGGCCAGAGCTTCGCTTTTGGCTATGCCGCCGGCGTGCTGTGGAGCTGCGACCCGCTGGGCGACCTGCCCGTGGAGCTGGAGACCAGCCAGGGCTACCAGCAGGTGGGTGCCACCGTGGACAGCCGGAGCATCTCCGGCGTCACCCGCACCATCACCGGGCGCATCCTGCGCAACGCCGACTACTGCAAGCGCCAGCTGCGGGACATTTTTGCTCCCGGCGTCACCGGCCGCCTGACCGTGGCCGGAAAATACTGGTGTGACGCCGAGGTGCAGCGCTGCCCGGCCATTTCGCCGGCAGTGCTGTGGCCAACCTTCAGTTTCCAGCTCTACTGCCCGAACCCCTACTGGCACAGTGTGGCCAAGACCACGGCAGCCACCATCAAGGTAACGCCCGTGTTCCGGCTGCCGGTGTGCTACACCTCGCATCAGTACGGCATCCGGGAACAGGCCAGCTACATCCGCATCCTCAACAGCGGTCTGGACACCCGGAGCTGGAAGCTCTCGCTGACCGCCCGGGGCGAGGTGGTCAACCCCGGCGTCATCAACCCGGAGACCGGCGAATATCTGCGCTTCATCACGACCCTGCAGGACGGTGACGAGCTGCAGGTCTACCGGGAAAACGGCGAGCTCCGGGTGGAGCGGGTCATCGACGGCAAAGGCTACGACGTCCTTTCGTTGCTGGACGGCAGCAGCACCCTCTGGACGGTATACCACGGGGCGCAGGCATGGCAGCGCACGGCGGATTCCGGCGACGGCTGGCTGTTTCTGTCGCTGACCATGCATGCCGCATTTACCACGATCATCACGGAGGGTTCCAATGGCTGAGATCACATCCGCCCTGACGGCATCCGGGTACAAGAGCCTCTGCGTCTATAACGACCGGCTGGAGCTGCTGGGCCGCATCGAGAGCTGGCTGTCTCTGGTCTGGCCGGAGCGCTACAACGTCTACA